GCACCTGATTTATGAGTCTGGTAACAGTTTTGCTATGCCTGTCTTGTTGTTCTCTCCTCCACATCTTGAATCCATGATCTGGAACAAAGATCACATTGATACATTCCATGTTCCAAGTCGAGATGGTCTGCGTCAATGGTGGACTAATGAAGCACCTAAACTTGAGAACTGGGAACAACTATTTGAATATGATCCCTATATGGGACGCTTACCCCCTGTTGAACAGGGTTAAAATTGTATTAATTATCTCTATATAATAAAGTTTTTTTATTAAAATGAAACTCAAAGCAATCGCAACAATCGCTGCTGTCACTCCTCTGATGGTTGCCTGTGGTAGTGGATCGGATAATACTACATTCAGACTTGATGCAGCAGGTGCTACATTCCCTGCTCCTCTTTATACTTCATGGTTTCAAAGATATAATCAAGAGACTGGTAATCAAGTAAACTATCAAGCAGTTGGTAGTGGTGCTGGTGTCCGTCAGTATATTGCTAACACAGTTGACTTTGGTGCCAGTGATGGTGCTGTAAGTGATGAGAATCAGAAGATTCCAATGGTCCACATTCCTATGACTGGTGGTGCTATTGTTCCTGCATATAACTATCCTGGTTGTGAAGTCAAGATGACACAGACACAACTTGCTGATGTATATCTTGGTAAGATTACTAACTGGTCTACCTTCGGGTGTGATAGTAAAACTATTGTTCCTGTATGGCGTTCTGATGGTAGTGGCACCACAAAAGGTTTCACTAACTCCCTGTCTGCATTCTCTCCTGAGTGGAAGAAGAATGTCGGCACTGGTAAAGCAGTAGCATGGCCTGCTGGTATTGGTGGTAAAGGTAACAGTGGTGTTGCTGCTGGTATCAAACAACTTGAAGGTGCTATTGGTTACCTGAACTATGGGTATGTTGTTAATAGTGACTTCCAACAGGTTGCACTTCAAAACAAGGCAGGTAACTATGTCACGGCAAATGCTGAAACATCTGCGGCAGGTCTATCGCGAATCGTCCTTGACGATCAACTTCGTGGTGCTGATGCTAACCCTGCTGGTGCCAACGCATATCCTATTGTCTCCCTTACTTGGGTTCTAGCATACCCAGAGTCCAAGACTGGTGTGAAGGAGACCCTTCGTTATATGTTGAGTGAGAAGGCACAGGCAATGTCTGATAGTCTTGGTTATGTTCCACTGCCTGAAGACTTGAGACAGAAATCACTTGTTGCTGTGGAAACCATTCAATAAGGGTTGACACCACAAGAAAGTTCGGTTATACTAGAAAAGTGCATTACGAACAATGTATAAATACCTATTCGTGACGCGCATTACGAACTGTTACAGTTTCAACGCCTCAACTAATCGCCTAGAATCTGTGCTATAATATTCACAACGAGACAAGTCGATGTCTCTATCCATCTGCGGGTAACCATTCCGCAAGTAACTAAAGGTAATTCAAATGATCAAATCTGTATTCGCAGCAACTGCTGCTCTGTCCATGTCCGCAGGCGCTGCCCTTGCAGGTCCCTACGTCAACGTGGAAACGAATGCTGGTTGGGTAGGAGATGACTACTCTGCTGCCACGACAGATCTTCACGTAGGGTACGAAGGCGACCTGGGCGCTGCTTCATACTACGTGCAAGCGGGTCCTGCAATCATCGCTGTTGACGGTGAAGAAAGCGAGACTCAGTTCTCTGGTAAGGCAGGTATTGGCGTCCCCGTTTCCGATGCTATCGGAGTATACGGTGAGCTGTCGTTCCTGACTGCTGACGACTCCGATAACAACGGTTACGGTGGTAAGTTGGGCGTTAAGTATAACTTCTGATATATTAATTGTATCGTGTGGGGGGCAATGCCCCCCTTTTTTTAACTTATGATTTTAGAAACTATTTTGGCACTGAGTGCCGTTGATTATGACCATCTTGCACGAACAGTGCAGGTTGAGGCAGCAACTGGAACTAATGATGAATACTGCGTTGCAGTTTCCATCCTTAATAGAGTTAAGTCTCCGGTATTCCCTAACAATGTTGCTGACGTAGTTTATGCTCCTGGACAATACGAAGGATTTATCTATCGTCGTCCATCTGCTAAACCTAGTGTTATTGCTAGGTTAAAGAACACAGAAAAACTTCTGGAAGCATACTCGATTATTGGTGATAGAACCAATTTCAAAGGACAACGTATGTTGCCTTATCGTGTAGTTGCAGAAGATCCAATGTGTGATCGTAGAGGAAACTTTTATCATTATCACTGGCAATCATGATCAGTCGTTTCAAGTCACTTATCAAAAATGTTGTTGGTATTTCAACAACTAAAGTAGAATGTTCAATTGATGAAGAACCAGTTGATTGTAAAACATTCACTCAACCTTATGTTGGTGTTCCAGCACCACCAATTCTTAAAAATGATGTTTGGTTTGGAGAACCAATTATGAGTGAACAACAAAAAGAAATTGCTGATGACATCATTGTTAATATGGATGGAGGAGTTGGTGGATCTTGGAAGATTGCTAATGAACCAGATAACATCCATGAAGTGATGTATAATGCAGCAACCAAGAATGGTATGTCTTGGACTCAAGGAGGTTCAGAAATATTTCAAGAAAATATTAATCTTGATTGATATGGACTCTAAAACACCTAAAGTTCAATTCACATTTGATGGATGTTACAATTATGAAAGGTTGAAAAAAGAAGGCATGGTTACAGACTGGCGTTATTCTGAAGAAAAACTTGAATTGAGACAGCAGGTTTATACTATTCTTCTTAACAAGTATGGTGGTTTGACTAATGAAAATGGAGAACCACGTTACAGTATGAAGAGTATTACTGAATGTTGTCACGATTGGGTATCACAAGGTCATGTAAATAGCAATGGCATTGTAAAATATTATGAGGCATATTATCAATGAAATCTTTTATTACAGCGGTAACCGCAGCTGCACTTGCTGCTGTACCTGTTTCTTCTGCACCTATCAAGGAGAGTGAATATTTCACAATGCATTCTATGGGATGCATGCTACTTCAAGAGTGTGTAGAAGATGTCAAAGAAGTTAAGTCCATATCAGATATCAATTCTGAGATACCTTCTACTAACTACAACATTATTGCTGGTGAGTTTGATTCTCTTCTCGGATCACTTAATAAGGTCGGAGCTAAGGTTTTTCTAGCAGACCAGAAGTATTTCCCTGTGGGGCACCGTGGGGTATATCATACTGTAAGTAATAATTTCTTCTTGAACAAAGCATATATGCATCGACCTGGAATATTGATGAGTGTTATGCGTCATGAAGGATGGCATGCAGCACAGGATTGTATGGCAGGTACTATCAATAACTCTTTGATTGCTATCATTCTGCCTGAAGATTCTGTTCCTCCAATGTATCAAGAAATTGTAAAATCAACATATAAAGATCAACCTCATGCAATTCCTTGGGAGAAAGAAGCATACTGGGCAGGTAAAACTGAAGGTATGACTGCTAATGCACTTGAGTCTTGTGCTCGTGGAACTATGTGGACCGACTACGAACCAACACCATTGACACGTAAATATTTGGTTGAAGAGGGTTATCTTTCTAAATAGAAATGCGTTGATTCATATGGAATGCCAGAGGAAGTCAAGAAGGAAGAATCCAAAGACCCTAAGAAGAAAGGTCTTCTAGGTAAAATTAAAGAGGCAGCAGATGACAAAGAAGAACAGCTTGCTATTCTGTCTACTTTTGTTCGCCTTGGCATTCTTGTCTGGTCTGGGGGAATACTCACGTTGGCGTACATCAAACTTCCACCTGCACTCGGTATACCTGAACAAAAACTAGATCCAACTTTTATCGCCAGTGTCTTTACTGGGGTTTTAGCTACTTTTGGTGTTCAGGCAGCGAAGAAATCTGGTGAGAGCAGTAATGGTGGTGGTGCTGCTATCACTAAGGACCAGATGGAGAAACTAATTGAGAAAGCAGCACAGACTGCACCACATCAGACTCTCCGTATTGAGCAGGCACCAGTAGTTCTAAAGGTTGATAAGGCAGAACCACCTTACAAGATGTAGTCATGACTAACAAACGATCACCATTTAAGTGGGCGGCGCTGACAGTAGGAACACTGTTCGGTGCCGCTCATATTGGTATATTGGGACATCTTATTGATAGAGATAAACTTCCTATTATAAATTTACCTGTGGGTGACTATACATCATATAGTGTAGAAGCAGGTAAGGATGGATATCGTATAGAATATAGTTCTAATGACCCCAAGGTAATGGGTGTTAGAAGGAAATTAGATAAGAAGAATGGGTTATTTGGTATTGGTGGAACCACCAATCTCATTACAGAAGA